AAAACTAGAAATTTACAGATAAAAGGGGCTTTCGGTGATGTAAGAGTAAGAGCCGGTACAGGTATTTATGTCAATTTAGACATAGGTGACATTGTTGTTAATAATAGAATGTGGGTGGAAAAAGTCAAACATACATTCGAGCAAAATTTACACACTATGGATATGACGTTGAGGGGTTGGGAGTTTGTAGAGTAGGTGAATTTTAAATTTATGGCAAAAGAAGAACAGTTTTTAAAAATAATAAAACAGGCAGCATTAGATGCCGTGCAAAATAGTAGCCCGTGCGATTTCTGCATTGGTGTGGTTGTAAGTGAAAGCCCTTTGTCTATACAGCTAGACCAAAAATTGACGCTTACAGAGGAATTTTTATTTTTGACAAGAAATGTCACAGATTACACCATTACTATGGTTGTAGACCATACTACAGAGCCCGAAATGGGCGGTAGTTGTGGGGAACATTGCAGAGAACACAGTCACGATTATATAGGAGAAAAAGAATTTATAGTTAAAAATCATTTGACAGAAGGCGAAAAAGTTGTACTTGCAAAAATGACAGGCGGTCAAATGTTTATTGTATGGGATAGATTGGGGGTGTAGGAAATAGGGGAAATAAGAACTTCTATACAGCTTTTTAATGGTATGACACCGGCACTACAAAGCATTACAAATGCCCTAAATATGACAATAAGCCATTTTGAGCAAATGGAAAGGGTATCAAGGAATAGTGTAGACACTTCTGCATTTCAAGCGGCTAGAAATGAAATTCGCAATGCAGAAGCTACTGTTGCAGAAATGCAAGAGGCGTTGAGAGAGGTAGCTAGAAATGGTGCAGATGTCACAAGAAGTTTTAATGATATAGGACTTGTGGCAAATCGTACAGGACAAACAGTAAGTCAATCATTTCAGACAGTAGCACAACAGCAATCTGCTATAGTAGGGGTTGCGGGGGCATCTGAAACTGCATTACAGCAAATGACACAAGCCATACAACAACAAACGAGTAGTATTTTGTCAATGTCTGAAGCAGTTCATCAAGCTACAAATAAAATAACAAAAAGTATACAAAGACAAACAGAACAAACACAACAACAGACAAAACAAATACAAAGACAAACACAACAGTCACGACAACAAACAAAACAAATACAAAGACAAACACAACAGTTACGACAACAGACAGTGCAATACAGAAGGCAAACACAACAAACACGACAACAGACAGAACAAATACATAGACAGACGCAACAGATGGGATTACTTCAAAGGCTTTATCAGAAAGTGAATGGCAGTGCCAATAGTCTATTGGGGACAT